TATAAGTATGCTGAAAATAGTACCGGCAGCTTTGTTCACCAATGGACTCATGGTTCTACCGGCTATGGTATATGTAATGACGGAGAATACATTTATAGATCGGCATCGGGATCTACAACTACAATTTACAGAACGAAAATGTCTGACCAATCTGAGAGCACGATAAACACAACGGGAGGTTCTTATAATGCACCTCGAGGTAACCAAGGTGCTTGTTTTCATCATCACAAGGGCTTCTTATACTCCAGAGACGAAGGCAATAGTACATATCTTGACAAAATTCGCCTTTCGGACATGAATGTGACAAGAACTAACTCTAGCGATTTTAATACGGGTTCCTATTGTGACGGAGGTTTCACAACAACCGCTCTGGACGGAACGAACTATGTTGTAGAGGCAGGAGATAATTACTGGTGGTATTATAATATAGATACTGACGTGGTAACAAGAGTCTCTAATGGTACTAGTACATCAACAGAATATGCACAAGGTGGTGCAGAAATAGCGCCGGGGGTAGGTATTATCTTTGGAGAACAAACTGATCGTGCGACATTAATAGATTTGAATACGATGACTTATACTACCACTACTAGTAGTGGTGCTGGTCATGGTTATACTACTAATTACTCTTACGGCAACAGGTTCGGTTTTGCAGGAATTTTGGGCAGCGTTGCAGATGAGACTATGCAAGACTTTAATTACGAAGCCTTAGTAAGCGGCGTAGAGGTAACATAGGAAACTAAAATGGCAGAAACACTAAAAGTATTTAAAAATGTTAATGACGTCGTTCCCTCGACAGCTCAAAATGCGGGGTCCGCAGCTTTAGAGATAGACATAGTGACTACATCAGCATCTGAAAGAGCCGTCATTAAGGATGTGGTTTTTCAGGTTGATTCAAATAGTGTCGCTGGTAAAGGAAAGACTCGTGTGCCAACTCCTACTCTTGATTTAGATGGGCATACCCATACTACAGGAGCAGATTCAGCTTTTTCACTAGATGGCAACCTTATAGTTGGTCCCAGTTCAACATTAAAGATTATAGCTACTCCTACTACTGACACAGGTTGGGCAGGTTCATTTGAAGGCATGTTTTTTGCCGAGGGCTCCACTGGCATACAATATATGACTGGTCCAGGAACAGGTTCGCCGACATCGATGACCACAAAGACTCAATACACCTCTTCTGGTACTAACGCTGATGATGCTGTCGCAGCGGTACCTCCTTCTGGAGCTACAGGCGGTGGAGATGGTTCTACCCCCTACTTTTACAGACAATATAGCAACAATATTTATAAATATAGGGGATCACAGACTGCTCTGGCTTCGTGGAGTCTTCCTTCTACCTCCTATGCTATAACAGCAGATGACGAGTACCTTTATAGCTCTGCTAGTGGAACTACCACTGACCTCTATAGAACAAGCTTAAAGGACCATACCTATAGCACGCTGACCACAGGTAGCACTTATGAAGCATGTCAAGGGAATCAAGGATCATACTTGCTACATCATGACGGTAAGCTTTGGTCTAAAAGAGAAGGGGGGAACCAGAATTTATGGGAAATTAATCTTAGTGGGCTGACTGTAACACAGCATACCAACTCTAACTTTAATGTCGGTAGCTATTGTGATGGTGCCTGTATAGTAACACCGGTGAGCGGGCCATATGCTGGAAAGGCATTAATCATAGAGCAGGGAACTAGTCACTGGAGTTATTTCGATATAGCTACCAGCACTGTAACAAGAGTCGCTAATGGTACCAGTGGATCAACGGAATATGCACAAGGTGGTAGCGAAATTGCGCCGGGAGTAGCCTTGATCTTTACTGAATGGAGCGATCAATGTGTATTAATAGACATGAATCCCAGCACTCCCACATGGGTTCGGGGTGTTTCTAGTCCTTTTGTAACACAAACAGCGTTTGGAAACAGATTTGGTTTCGCAGGTTATATGAAACACAATACAGGCATTACTTACAGCGCCTATGCATCAGGCATAGAAATTACATAGAGGTTAAATTATGGCTTTAACAGCAAAAACAGGAGGAGCAGCAGCAGCAGCATCAAGCGGTGGAGGTGCAGCCGTAGGTCAAGCACTATACAATCTTGGGGGTTTATCATATTGGACATGTCCAACAGGGGTGACTTCAGTTTGCGTAGTATGTATTGGCGGCGGTGAAGCAATGCACGGAGCCGTATGGGCAAATGATGGCGGTCGAGGTGGAGGCTTAGGCTGGAAGAATAATATTCCAGTTACTGCAGGTACTGTATATGATGTAATGGTTGGTAGAGCCGGTGGTGCTGGCACTGACCCACACAATACAGCATCAACTAATAATTATCATGGTGGTGATTCGTATTTTATAGATACTTCCACAGTATGCGGTCAAGGCGGTGGTAAAGGCTCGGGATTCACTGGTGACGGTGGTGGTAACGGCGGCACTAGTCCAAGCTGGGGCTGGGGTTGCGGTGCTGGAGGTTATACCGGTGATGGCGGAACTGGAGCTACAGATCCAGGAGCTGGTGGTGGCGGTGCTAGTGGTAGTCCTTACAGTTCTACACACGGTGGTGCTTCTGGTGGCGGTACTGGTCCTTGGGGACAAGGCCCTTCAGGGACAGCAGCAAACTATGCTGGCGGAGAAGGTGGATCTGGAGGAGAAAGTGGGTTGTGTGGTGAAAATAATTGGTGGGGTAAAGGCGTAAAACAGCGCAAAGGTGGAGATTATGGTGGTGGTGCTGGTGGTGCTGGCACTACTGAATGGAGTGGAGGCGGGCATCATCCTGGCGGAAGAGGTTGTGTTCGTATTATATGGGGTGAAGGACGAAAGTTCCCAGATACTAAGACAGGAGATATGTAATGACAGTATATTATAATTTAGTAGATGAGGATGGTAATGTAGTCGAAGGCCCTATTTCTTATCCAGACGTGAAACGGAAAACTGGTCTAAAAGATCAAGTCGGTTTAGACGAACTTGGATGGAAAGAGCACTTCCCCCCACTGATTGCCCCAGTATGGACAGAGGAGCAGATTGCAACGTTTATTAGAAGTACTCGTGATGCTATCTTAGCTCACTGCGATTGGACACAGACTGCGGATAGTCCTTTATCAGATGCCAAAAAAGCCGAATGGGCTACTTACAGACAGAAACTTAGAGATATGCCTGCAGATAACGATGATGTTGAAACCGAAGGGTTTGAACCAGATGATATAACGTTTCCTACTGAACCTTCATAGGCTTAGTACTTAGGTTAGTCCCACTACCTTGGGACCGACCTAAGTATGTCTTAAAACTGCTTATTTTATAGTCACTGGCATTGCTGTTTTATTTTTTTCATACATAATAAATGTGCGTTGTTGGTATTCCCACGGAGAGACTAATTTAAAGTTAGATATGCCCATTTTTTCGTACATTGGTAAATCAAAATAAAACTCACTCCAATTTATATCATCATTATAAAATGTGCGTTCTAATCCCAAATCATAGAAACTACACTGCATTTTAGTTGCTGTTCCAGATGCTGAGTCCTTATTATATATAGATGTTGTATTATAACAAACCTTACTAGGACAATTATAAGAACATTCTACGTTCATAAATAATCTCAACAAATCTTTTCTTTTAATACTTTCTATAAATTTAATATCATCATTACTATGAATAGGTAAAACAATCGTATCATATAATCCTAATGCGACTTTCTTTTCATAGTGTTTATTATCAGTAATAGCTTGTATACAACTTGCTTCAATTTTATAATCTGGAAAATCATTTCTAATACATTCAGCCAACTTATCAGTTGCAACAATAATACCGTTTCCTTTTCGATGATAACGTTTTAAAGTATCAAGACTTCCTTTATACATATCATCACTAAAAACTTTAGAAGACAAAGGCATTTTTATACCTATATTATGATCATATAACCAATATTCATCTAATCTGGTTAAATTAATCACATTCTCTGGAGTAATTCTGCCCCCTTTAAGCGGAGAATGTCCTTCAACAACGCCAAAAGCATAGTCTATATCATCATAGTCAAATTCAAAATTACTATGAATCCTTGCATGGCTTCTTTGAAGATCCAACCAATCTCTGATATGAAAGTGCCAGTCTTTTCGGCCTGAACATGAAATATTAAACATTATGTTTTTCCTTGTTATTTAAATATATCTTTCCAATTCCCAGTTGTACTGGCTTTGGAGTATTCTGTAGCCCTATTTTCAAAGAAATTAGTGTGCTCTACTCCATTTAACATATAGTCTAGCCAAGTTAGGGGGTTGGTAGTGCTTCCAAATATCTTTTTCATGCCCAGTCCTAGTAAACGTCTATCAGCAATATATCTGATATACTCTTTCACCTCTTCAGGTGTTAGATCAGGTACTTCTGCGTTCTCAAAACATAGATCAATAAAAGAATCTTCTAGTTCTACAGTTCTTTCCGCAGCACAGTAGATTTCATACTTTAAATCATCGTTCCATATATACTTATTTTCTTTAATAAAAGTACGGAATAACTGTGTCATTCCTTCAACGTGTAGACTTTCATCTCGAACAGACCAAGTAACAATCTGTCCCATGCCTTTCATTAAATTGTGTCTAGGAAAGTTCAGAAGAATAGCAAAACTACTGAACAGTTGCACTCCCTCTGTAAATCCTGAGTATATAGCCATAGTTTTAGCTAAATCAGTAGGATTTCGCGTTCCAAAATTACTTAGATACTCATGTTTATCTAACATAGCTTGATACTCTAGAAACATTTGATACTCTTCATCTCCAAATCCCAATGTCTCTAGTAATAACGAGTATGCTTCTTGGTGCACAGCTTCCATAGATGCAAAAGAAGCTAGCATCATTCTAACTTCTGGTTGTTTAAATGTAGGAAGATAGTGATTAGCATAGCCTGCACACACATCCACATCTGCTTGTGTAAAGAATCTAAAAATCTGAGTAATTAATTTTCGATTCTCTACTGATAATTTTTCTTTGTAGTCTCGCAGATCATCTGCTAAGTTCACTTCGCTTGGAAGCCAATGCATCTGCTGTTGAAGTTTGTAGTTTTCAAATGCCCAAGGGTAATTGAAAGGTTTGTAATAATTTCGTTCGTCTAATAATCCCATATTAACCTTCGCACGCTAAACACGTCTCTTCTGAAATTGAATCGAATATATACTGTCTAAGAGCTTCATCAGATACCTTATCTGCGCGTTTTATGGCTTCACTTCTTAAATAATATAGTGTTTTTACTCCTTTTTTCCAAGCCATCATATGTACGGCATGGAGCTCTTGCTTTGAAACATCTGCCGGAAAAAATAAATTAAGAGACTGGCTCTGACAAATATGTTCTTGCCTATCAGCGGCAAATTCTACAATCCATCTTTGATCTATTTCTACTCCGGTCTTAAATATGTCTTTCGTGTCCTGATCTAAAAATTCTAGATGCTGTACTGACCCATCATGTGTAATGATATCTTTCCAGATCTCCTCTGTGTTCATACCTATCTCATCTAAACAATGCTCTAGGTATTCGTTTTTGAGGAGACTACTTCCTGTCTTAGTTTTTTGTACAAATGCATTAGCGCGGTAGGGTTCAATGCTTGGGCTAGTATTACCACAAATAATGCTACTGCTAGCATTAGGAGCAATAGCCAATAAATGGGAATTGCGAACGCCATACCCAACAGCGTCAGGACATTCTCCCCGCTCTTTTGCCAAAAGTTTTGTTGTTTCATTTGCTTTCTCTTTAATTTCACGGAACATATTTTTGTTCCTAACTTTCGCGATAACTGATTCAAACGGGATACTATGTCTTTGCAGATATGCATGGAATCCCATCGCTCCCAATCCAAGGCTTCTTTCTTGCCTGGCACTATAGACTGCTCGATGCAGTTCTGATGGAGCGTTATGAATGAAATGGTCAAGTACATTATCTAACATTCTGATGAGATCTGGGATAAATAAGTCATTATTTTTCCACTCATCGTATTCCTCCAGATTTACACTTGATAGACAGCAAACAGCCGTTCGGTCTACGTCTGTGGGTAGTGTAATTTCTGAACACAGATTAGAATGATGTACTTTTAGTCCTAAATTTTGTTGAAATTCTGGTAAAGCCTTATCAACTGTATCCTTAAACATTATATAAGGCTCACCAGTTTCTACACGATTCTGTATAAGTTTTACCCACAGTGTTTTAGCGGGTACAGTTTTTACTACTTTTCCAGTATGTGGGTCGATTAAATCCCAAGAATCATCGAAGTTCTCTTCTCTAGTTGCGCCTTCTATGAGACGCATGAATTCATCGCTAATAACAACGGCATGGTGCAGATTAATAGATTTTCTATTAATGTCACCTCCAGTTGGCTTACGAATATCAAGAAACTCCTCCATTTCTGGGTGAGATATATCCAAATATGCTGCATAGCTTCCTCTCCTAGTTATGCCTTGAGAAAATGCTAACATTTCCCCATCTACTACTTTCAAAAACGGAATCACTCCCGTACTTTCAGAGCCGTTACTTGTTGAGGAACCTACTCCTCTAACACTGCTCCAGTCTCCTCCAATACCTCCACCTACTGAGGATAAAAAAGCATTCTCAGTATAGTGAGATGTTATACCTCCTCGGCTGTCTTCCACATGATTCAGAAAACAACTTATAGGCATACCTCTTCTTGTGCCCCCATTACTTAAAACTGGGGTAGAAAACATAAACCAAAGTTTACTAGCATAATCATATAATCTTTGTGCGTGTTCCTCATCATCTGAAAATGCCATTGCAGCACGCGCAAAAGCGTCTTGGGGAGAATCCTCACCATCTATCATATATCTATCGTTCAGAGTTTTTATACTGAACTCAGACAAGTATTTATCCCTGTTGTAGGAAATTTCCATCTATAAGTC